TCTCCTACCTATGGATGTACAAATGAACGATTTGAGAACATCATTAAAAGAGCAAATTATATTATTAATAACTACAAATATAGAGACGGAATAAAATAAATGAAACAATATACAGAACTAATGAATCGTATCATCAATGAGGGTGAATGGATATACAACGAACGCACAGGGAAGAAATGTAAAACTATTATCAATGCTGATATGGAGTTTGATTATTGTCCTCTAGTCACTACAAGAAAATCCTATTGGAAATCTGCTGTTGCAGAGTTTGTTGGATACATTCGTGGATATTCTTCTGCGGCTGATTTTAGAGCATTGGGAACTACTACATGGGATGCCAATGCAAACGAGAATAAGGTTTGGCTGAATAATCCTCATCGCAAGTCTGAAGATGATATGGGCAGGGTTTACGGAGTTCAGGGAAGACATTGGAAGACTCCAGAAGGTCATATATTAGATTTTATAGAAGAAGCTTGTGCTGATCAAATTGAAGAAGGTTCCTTTGAAAGGAAGGTACCGTCAGAGATAGACCAACTCAAAAAAATCTATGATAACTTAAAAAATGGAATTGATGATAGAGGAGAAATTCTTTCATTCTACAATGTTGGAGAATTTCATATGGGTTGCCTAAGACCTTGTGTTCATACTCATACATTCTCTTTGGTGAACGGAACACTTCATCTTACAAGTAATCAGAGGAGTGCGGATTTTTGTTTGGGAGTAAATTTCAATTTAGTTCAGACTTATTTCTTTCTTCAACTTATGGCACAGATTACAGGAAACAAACCTGGTAAAGTATATCACAAGATTGTTAATGCTCATATCTATGAAGATCAATACGAACTTGCACAAGTGGAGGCTTCTAGAATTCCTTTTGACCCTCCTACGATGACTATTAATCCTCGTATTAAGACTTTAGAGGATGTAGAAACAATATTTACACTAGATGATGTGACTGTAGAGAATTATCAGCATCACCCAGCTATCAAGTATCCGTTTAGTGTATAGATTTATTGATATATAATACAAGAAACAATAAAAGGAAATTAAAAATGAATTTTTCAGAAGCATTAAATCTATTAAAACAAGGTAATAAAGTATCACGAGATGGATGGAACGGCAAGGGAATGTTTATATTTCTTGTGCCAGGATCAACATTCAAAGTTAATAGAGCTCCTCTATTAGGAATCTATCCCGAAGGGACTGAAGTTAAATATCATGCCCATATTGATATGAAGACTGCAGACAATCAAATCGTTCCTTGGTTAGCCTCTCAGACAGATGTTCTAGCTGACGATTGGGGAATTGTAAATTAATAATACTTAGAAAGGTTACCCTTTCTTTGTGGTCTATCTCGCGCTCGTTTTATGCATGCAACCCGAAGCAGATAGACCACATGGAACGGCAGCGTGGATTGGACACGCAGACGATGAAGACGAAAGCTAGGAGTCAGTAGGCCGCAAGGTTTTTCATAGTTGACCGTGAGTGGAATAACCGAGTTAGCAGGTATCAAGCCCTGTTCGTTTTAAACTTTCTTATACAACTCAAAGGATCTTTTGTGAGTTTAACTCTTGATAAAAAATACATAGACATGCTTTCTCCGAAGCTTCCCTTGTTTAAATGGGAATCTTCTAAGATGGCTACATGTCGTTGTCCTATTTGCGGAGATTCTAAAAAGAAAAAACTAAAGAAACGCGGAAACTTCTATCAGAAAGACTCAGAGACGTTCATTTTCAAGTGTTTCAACTGTAGCGTTGTGTTGAGTACTCAAAGCCTTTTGAAGGCGCTAGATACTGATCTATACGACAAATACATGTATGAAAAGTTCCAGTACAATAATCGGTATAAGTGGTATAGTCACAATCAACAAAAACAAACTCAAAAGCTTGAGAAGTACTATAAAGGAACTCATGCTCTAAAGAATCTAAAGTCTATAGAAGAACTAGAAGATTCTCATTTTGCTAAATTATATTGTATTAAGAGAAAAATTCCCGTAGAATACTTTAAGGTTTTGTATTATACAGATAATTATGTGAAATGGATTAAAGATAATGTATCTCCCGATAAATTTAAGTATGTACCAGAGAAAGACGAACGAATTGTTATACCTTTCTTTACAAAAGGAAAACTTCCTTTTGCTTTTCAAGGAAGATACATCGGAGAAGATCGAATCGAGGATTCTCTCAGGTATATTACAATCAACGAGTCCCAGTACCCTCTAATATATGGTCTAGACCGTGTTAATATGGATCAACCTATTAACGTTGTCGAAGGTCCTATAGACTCTTTATTTGTCAAGAACTGTTTAGCTGCTGCTGGATCAGCTTTGAAGAAGGTCAAAACCGGCAGGAAGATCTTTGATAATCAACCGAGAAACAAAGAAGTCATAGCTCTTTTAAAGGAAACTATAGACGCTGGATTTCCTGTTGTTATATGGGAAGATCATATACAAGCAAAAGATATCAACGATTTAGTTAAAGATCTTGGATGGTCGCTAGAGCAGGTAGATTCCTACTTGAATTCTAGAACTTTCGTGGGACTAAAAGCTAAATTAGAATTCGAAAAATGGAAGAAGATATAATGAGTACGAATAAGCTTATATTGGTATGGATGACGTTAGCCGCTCTTTTAATTGCAATAGCATTTATAATTATAGATTACAGAACATCATACAAAGATCAATGTAAATCTAGAGGAGGAGTAGTGATTAAAATTTCTAGTGAGTTGCGATGTATTAAAAAAGAAGCACTTATAAATCTAGAAAATAATTAAATGACTTTTGGGTATTGGCTAGTGTATAAATAGATTTCTACCACAATAAAACAATCAAAAATTAAAAATCAAAGGTTAAAATGACTCAAGAACTCTACATCGTTAAACGTGACGGATCCAAAGAACTATTAGATATCAACAAGCTGCATAAAGTGGTTGAAAAGGCTTGTTTAGGGGTATCCAACGTTTCAGCATCAGAAGTAGAATTGGCATCTCAAATTAAATTTTTTGATGGTATGAAATCTTCCGAAATTCAACAGACTCTCATCAAAGCTGCTACAGAATTGATTACAGAAGATACTCCAAACTATCAATATGTTGCAGGAAACCTCCTGAACTTTCATTTGAGAAAAGAAGTGTACGGACAAAAAGAACCTCCTACATTATATGATCAGATTGTTAGATGCGTTAATGATAAAATGTATACTTCCGAGCTCCTTGAATGGTACACTAAAGAAGAAATTGATAAGATAGATGCTTTTATCGATCATTCTAAAGACTTTGAAATGACTGGAGCAGCTCTCCAACAGTTCTCTGATAAGTATCTTGTCCGTAATAGATATACAAAGAAATACTACGAAACTCCTCAATTCTCTTATATTCTTATTGCTATGGTAGGATTTCATTCAGAGGATTCTAAAACTCGCTTAAAATGTATTAAAGATTTTTATGAGTTGATCTCTAGCGGTACTGTTTCATTACCGACCCCTATCTTAGCCAAGCTTAGAACTCCAACAAAACAATTCTCTAGTTGTGTATTGATCGAGTCTGGAGATAATTTAGAATCTATTACAGAAGCAGGTTCCGCTATTGTTAAATATGTCGCTAAGTCTGCGGGTATAGGTATCAATGTATCAGCTATTAGATCTAGAGGTAGCTCCGTGAGAAACGGTGAAGCTACGTCAACCGGAATGATCCCCTTTATGAAAAAATTTGCAGGTGATGTTAAATCGGTAAGCCAAGGAGGAATCCGTAACGCGTCTGCTACTATGAACTACTTGATTTTCCACCACGAAATTGAAGATCTTTTAGTATTAAAAAACAATAAGGGTACCGAGGAAACTCGTATCCGCAATATGGACTACTGCGTAGCGCTCAATGGATTATTCTACGAACGGTATATTAAAAATGAAGACATGACACTATTTTCTCCTCACGAAGTTCCTGACCTACTAGAAACGTTTTACAGCGATGCTGTCAAATTTAGGGAATTATATGAGAAATATGAAAGATCTACTAAAGTTAAAAAGAAAAAAGTATCAACTAGAGATATCTTAAATTCTTTAATGGTAGAGCGCAAGGAAACCGGTAGAGTTTATATTATCAACGTTGACAATGCTAATACGAATGGACCATTTAAATCTGATGCTCCTGTAAAGATGACCAATTTGTGTGTTGAAATAATGCAAAACGTTGTTCCTATGGGACAAAAAGACTCTACTATTGCTCTCTGCACACTAGCAGCTATTAACTTTGGCAAGATAAATTCTCCAGAAGATTTCGAAAAGCCTTGTAAGTATGCTGTGAGATTTCTAGATAATATTCTATCGTATCAAGACTATCTTTTACCTGAGTCTGCCAGACACACTCAACATTATAGACCTCTTGGTGTAGGAGTCACTAATATTGCTTATTGGATAGCCAAGAATGGATTGTCGTATACAGGAGATCAAAAAACACTAGACATGGTAGACGAATATTTCGAAGCTTTTCAATATTACCTCGTGAGATCTTCTTGTGATTTAGCCAAAGAGAGAGGTTCGTGCGAAAAGAACTCTAACACGAAGTATTCAGAAGGACTAACTTCTGTAGATTGGTATAAAAAGACTGTAGATCAATTAGTTAAACCTCAACAGAGAATGGATTGGAAAGGATTGTCGGAGGATCTTAAGCGGTATGGTATTAGAAACGCTACTGTCAGCGCGTTGATGCCTGCAGAATCTTCTAGTGTTTCTATCAACTCTACTAATGGAATTGAACCTATTAGAGCTTTAGTTGTTAAGAAGAAATCTAAAGAAGGTATTATTAAGCAAGTTGCTCCCGGAATAAGTCGCCTAAAAAACAAATACGAACTACTTTGGGACTTGACTTCTCCCGAAGGATATATTAAAATAGCAGCCGTAATGCAAAAATATGTAGACCAATCGATATCATCTAATACTACATATTCACCAAAGTTCTACGAGAATAATGAAGTGCCTATGAGTGTTATGATTAAAGATCTCTTAACAGCTTATAAGTTCGGAATTAAATCGCTCTACTACTGCAACACGTCACCCATAGAGGATGACGAAAACCAAAAAGAAGAAGCTGGCTGTGCTGGCGGAGGATGTACTTTATAGTGACAGTAGGAATTCTTTGGAAGAACGATGAAGCTTATTTACTGGTATGTGGTCATAACGGAGAGTATGATGTTATCAATGGTGCATGGACGCTCATTCTAGATGAAAAGACGTTAGAAGGATATCCTGAACGAAATAGCATCGAGTATTTTAATAGTATTAAGTTAAAATTTGATAGATTTACATATTTAACCGACAAAATAAAATACCCAGACTTGAGTGATTATAATGAGATCTTAAATGATGCTCGCGAACTAGGTGTAGAAAACCATATAGACGTTGATGTGGAAAAAGAAAACATCGAGGGTTGTCAAAGAGCAATACAACGTCAAAAACAACTCGATGAACAATATTCGATACCATTTTAGAGAAAGAAATAAAGATGAGTGTATTTGGAAATAATCAAAAATCCCACATGGAACGCAAGATTTTCTTGGACGGTGATGTTGGAATGCAACGATATGATCAGGTCAAGTATCCACAATTTGATCTGTTGACTGAGCAGCAACTAGGATTCTTTTGGAGACCTCAGGAGATTGATCTGTCTAAAGATTCTAAAGACTTTAAGGATCTCACAGATCACGAGAAGCACATTTTTACTTCCAACTTAAAACGTCAGATTATTCTTGATAGTGTTCAAGGAAGAGCTCCTATATCATGCTTTGGACCGATCACTTCTTTGCCTGAAATTGAATCCTGGACTACAGCATGGACTTTTTCTGAAATGATTCATAGTAAATCATATACACATATTATCAGAAATATATATGCTAACCCCTCAGAAGTCTTTGATAGTATTATGGATATCAAAGAGATTGTGGATTGCGCTGAAGATATTTCCGAGTATTATGACGAATTGTCATCATACAATAATGAACTCTTATCTGGGATAAGAACTTCATATAACACGTATTCAATATACAATCACAAAAGAGCTATTTGGATGGCTTTGAATGCTGTAAATGCTCTAGAGGGTGTTAGATTTTTTGTAAGTTTCGGGTGCTCCTGGGCTTTCGCGGAGCTCGGTAAGATGGTTGGAAACGCCGATATCATCAAACTAATTTGTCGCGATGAAAATTTACACTTATCATCAACTCAAAAACTTTTAGATCTTCTTCCTAAAGAGGATGAAGACTTTGCTGAAATCAAAGAAGATTCTAGAGAAGAAGTTACTAATATGTTTATATCTGTTGTAGATCAAGAGAAGTCTTGGGCAGACTACCTGTTCAAAGACGGTTCTATGATTGGTCTCAATGCCAATATTCTTAAAGAGTATGTAGAGTTTATTGCTAGCCGTAGAATGAAAGCTATTGGATTAGATTCTCCTTACAACGTCAAAAGCAATCCTTTGCCTTGGACGTTAGACTGGATTTCGGGTAGAAAGGTGCAGGTTGCGAACCAGGAGCAAGAGCAAACTGATTACATTGTTGGTGGTATTAAACAAGATATTGGTGATGACACTTTTGCTGGATTTAGTTTGGAATAAGTAATGTATAAATTTAAAAATATATTATTTAAAATAGCTCTATATAAAACGAATAGTTAAAGGCACAATAAAATGTCAGAATATACACCAGATAACTGGATAATTGTAAAGTTTAATACCGAGAAACATGGAATCTTTTACAAGGTTCTTGCTGGATGGTCTGGAGGATATCTTCATGGAAATTCTTGGAAATTAAATTCTGGAATAACTTCTATAAAAGACTCTGGAGATTATTGGTTAATTCATGGATACTCTGGAAGTACATATAAATGTCATAAGCAATCAGAGTTTGTTAGAATGAATACAGCAGGTGTTCTAAAACAGCTTCTAGATTCTGGGCAGTGTGTAGAATTTCCTATAGAAGAATATTTTAAAGAGAATAAGAATGATCTTTGACCGAGATATTAAAATAGAAACATATCCTTTAAGACAATCCGGAGGACAACAAGTTTCGTATACGTCGTCTGGAGTTAAATTGACCCATGTTCCTACAGGAATATCTGTTCATTCAGAAGATGAAAGATCTCAAATTAGAAATAGGGAAGCCGCTATGAAACTTTTAGAGATTCAGTTAACTAACGCAAGGTACACCCAAAATGGCAAACAATAACACAAAAGATCCTTCTCCTCAAGACTATGATAAGCTCGTTGAGAGAGTTTTATCGCTCGAAATGTATATAGAGAAGAATGGATTAGATGTTCCAGAACCCTGCACATATCCAAAGCTTATACATGTTGTAGAGGTTCTGTACACCGATATTACCGAGATGTTGTTGCACACTAGAAGTTATCCTATGGGAATTAAAGCATATAATGTACTATCTCATTTTAAAACTTCCATAGAATCACTCAATATAACATCTAAAAGAATAAGATGGTATCAAAAACCTTCTATGTGGCCCAATTTTATAAGAGAATGCATATCTAAAAGTTTTGCTAAAAAATATCAAAAACAATCTGACGAGGATTCTTATGGAAATTAATGATCTTATGAAATATTATAAAGTATACAAAGATCCGCATTGCGATCTTAATTACATTTCATTATCTCATTGGGGATTACACTCTACCAACACAGACGACTACGTTTCATACAACTTCATGGAGAAATATCTATAGTGTTTTTAGATCTAATAAAACTAGCATGTGATAAGATTAGATCCAAAGGATCTTTATATCCTATAGGGATGTTAAACTATATGTGGGTACTAGAAAACGGTTTAATAACTTATCAGTCTGCTATATTCTATAGCAACCAAGACGATTCCGAGAGAAAAGTTATTATAAACGGAACTCCTCCTGCCAATCTTATAAACGAAGATCATATATTCTATCATAGAGTTATAGTTCCTTTTATGAATAAACTTAATATAGACACTTCAACATCTTTTGATAATAAAGAAAACGCAGAGAAGTCGTTAAAGATTCTTTCGGGAAAAGTTGAGTTGAAGTTTATGGAAGAATCTTCAACTGGTCCTAAAGTATCAACTTCTCCTGAAGATAATATTATTCACGTAGATTTTAATAGAACTCATGATGATTCCTAAACAGCTGAAATATGATACATTATACTTAGATCTCGCTAAGAGAATCTCTCAGATGTCTTATGCTAAGAGACTTCAAGTAGGTTGTGTGATAGTCAAAGACGATAACATATTATCGATGGGATTCAACGGGATGCCTGCAGGTCTCGATAATCAATGTGAGGAGTTTGTAAACTATGATGTTAATGGATTTCTCAGAGGACAAAAATTAGTAACCAAAGAAGAATGTCTTCACGCTGAACAGAATGCTATTTGCAAAGCGGCTAAAAGTGGATCTCCTACTAAAGGCTCTACAATGTACTGCACACACGCTCCTTGCATACAATGCGCAAAACTCATTCAACAATCCGGTATAAATAGATTAGTATATCTAGAAGATTATAGAGATTCTTCAGGTATAGAACTATTGAAACGGTGTAATATAGAGGTTATAAAATTATCAAATGAAGATAATGCTAGAATGTCATAGCTGCGGTGCTGAACTTACAATAGCAGACCGCTCTCTAGAATTAGAGTTAAAGGACTTTAATATGTGTCCTGTGTGTGGCTCTGAAAATATTGTTACATCCGAAAAATAACATATATTTTAAAGGATTATTTAAAAATGACTGAAGAAATTCAAACAACAGACGAAACTGTTAAAAAAGCTAAGAAATACAAATACACTCCTAAGAAAAAGAAAACTGTGGAAGAAAACGTAGAATATCCTGAAGTTGTTCAGGAGAACGTTGAAGTTGTTGAAGTGGTCTCTGAAAATGTAGAACCAGTTTTAAACGAGGTTCCTTTAGAGTTTACCGAAGAAGTTACCGAAAACGTCGAAGAAGCTTCTGTTGAAGTTGTTCAAGAGAACGTTGGAGTAGAACCTGTATCTCCTGTAATGGAAGCTATAGAAGATATGACTGAAGCAGTTAAGAAAGTCCTCCGCAAAGTTCCTGATAACTTTGATATCGTTAAGTGGAGACGTCTAGGACGCAGAGTCTAATTTAAAATGACTTCTAAATATATTGCAGGAATTGATTACTCATATTCCTGTCCAAGTCTCGCTATATCTGATATTGAGAATGCTACCTTTAGATCAACAGAGTTTTTCTATATTACTAAGATTGTCAAGCACGTTGGAGATTTTGAAAATCTCCACGGATCTAAAGAGTATCCTTATGATAATCAACAACAACGTTTTGATTTAATTTCTAATCATTTTATAGGGATACTATCTAGATACGATATAACTGACGTAGCTATAGAAGGATACTCCTACGGTTCATCTGCTGGTCAAGTTTTCGACATAGCAGAGAACTGCGGTTTATTGAAACATAAACTCTTCAAGAACAACATAAACATTCATATATTCCCTCCATCTGAAATCAAAAAATTTGCAACTTCTAAAGGAAATGCAGACAAGCAAAAGATGTTTGATGCTTTCTTAGAGCAAGAATCTGTTGATTTTAGAGATTCTATCAGTTACACTAAGTCCTCTATAGATAATCCAGTATCAGACATAGTAGATTCTTATTACATATTAAAACTTCTTAGTAAAAAATTAACAACTCCAAGTATATAATCCATGGAAATTGTTTAATTCAAAACAAAAGAGAAAGTATAATGACTAAAAGATCTAAGGAACTACCTAGTAGAAGTTTGAAAGGTTTGTTTATTATTCAAACTATATTAATTCTAGGGCTATTGTATATTTGCAATAGAGACACTTCTACAGTAAAACATATAGATAATGTTGCAAGCATCATAGCTGCTCCTAGAGAGCATATAAAGATTGCTACAAAATCCTCCGCAGAAGTTGCTTCTTATACAAAAAGAGAGCTCTCATGTTTAGCCCAAAACATATTCTTCGAAGCTAGGGGTACAAATCTAGAAGAGAAAATTAGAGTTGCTAATGTAACTTTAAACAGAGTCAAATCTCCGAAATACTCAGACAATGTGTGTTCAGTCGTATTTGAACCTTATCAGTTCTCTTGGACTCTTAAGAAGCATAATCTGAAGGCTATTATCAACTCTAATAAAGCAGAGAAGAAAGCTTGGAAAGATAGTATAGAAGTTGCTAGAGCACAACTAGATAACAGACTTCCAGATCTTACAAAAGGAGCTATGTTTTATCATACTCATGCAGTATCCCCCAAATGGTCAAAATATTTTAAGAAGACTGTTAAATCTCCTTGGCACCAATATTATGCTATGAACAATAAATAATATCATGGCAAATATGATTCACAATATAGACGATATCAACGGAGACAATAAAAAGCTCCTTACAATGCTTCATAAGAGATATGGTCAATACAGGTCACAAGCATATTCCTGCTTGTTGTACCCTCATAAAACTCGCATTAAACTCGTATACGAATGGGTAAAAACTGGTAAATTAAAACTAGACTATTTCGAAATGTTTGTTGAAGATTTTATTACTAACGATTTTAATGCTTTTAAACAAAATGAAATATCTTCAATGATAAAATTTATAGGGAATTTGTAGAATTGCCTGGGATAGCTAGAGTTGGTCAAGATACTGCTGGAGGAACAATTATAGGAAATCTTGCTCCTGATATAATTGTAGAAGGTCGTCCTATTGCTGTTGTAGGAGCTTCTATTGCTGGTCACGGATTACCTCCTCATAATTCTCCTGTAATGGTTCAAGGATCTTCTACAGTTATTGCTAACGGTATATTTGTTTGTAGACAGGGAGATGCAGCTAGCTGTGGACATACTGCTACAGGATCAAGTAATGTGTTTGCTAATTAGATAAATACAATTAAAGGAATAATAACATGAAAACATTTAAAGAATTTTTAACAGAACAAAACGATAGTCCAACATGGAAAGCTATAGCAGGCAATGCAGCCAAACATGCTGAACATCACATGGTGATGTCCGATACTCAGAAAAATGTTAAAATGTATACTCACAAAATTAAATCGACTTCTGGTGATCACGCTACAGAATATCATAAGTGGATGGCTGTATATCATAAAGCTATGGCTACACATCACGATCATTTAGATCCGGATGGGCCGGACACAGACCATCACTATAGCGAATACGAAGTTCATTCGACTCAAGTTCCTGATACTAAAGAGCATGATAGCTTTCATAACGGCGAAAGCAAGCATTGGAGCGGTTTCCACACAAGATAAGTTTAATTGAGGTAGTTCATATTATGATAGATAAAAACTTGATTTCTATAGACAACATTATTCGAAAACTTCAACATCAGAAAATGGTATGTAGTTGGGAAGATGTTGATAATATTCAATCCAAAATAACTTTTTATCAAAGTAAGATAGATCAAGGTATTCTATACGAGCCAGCGTTCTAGCCTAGTTTTCCTTTTAAATGCTCCCAAGCTTCTCCTGAGACAATCTCGTTTTCGGACCACTGACACCAAGCTATCTTATGAGCCCAATCTTGTCTATCTGGAGCTATAATCGAATCTATATCATGTCCTGTTATAGCGTATACCATTGATCCTTGATCGTATGTTACTGTAGGAACACCGTTCAACACTGACACAACCCCAGAATTGCTAGAGAATGTCACCACAAACTTCGCTTTAGATAAAGAATCTTCTAGAGCTTCATTAGTATCAACTTTATATTTCAAATTAAATCTAGTGAAGTTTTGTTTGTTCAGAGGATGTTCTCTGAACACGACAGGAATCCCTAGCTCGTTCAGTTCTTGTATTCTATCAGCATACCAATCCATTATATTAACGTGCTTTAAAGCAGCATCTCCTATAACTTGACCTATTACTAAAGCATATTCTCCTCTAGAAGTATCTCTATAAGACGGGGACATATACCGTTGAAAGTGTTTATCCCATCTAAAACAATCTGTTGTGTTGCTATTGACAAAATCAGCTCTACCGTTGAGACCGTTAAATCCACAGGAAGTCCATTTAAAACGATCTCCAACGTAGCCTCTTTCCATAACAAGATAAGGTTTATTGTTAGAGGACATTCCACGGATCAAATCATCTCTTTTGTGTCCCCAAGTCACAGCCAGATCAGGAATATCGCTATATTCAAAATGTTGTTTTATAACTGGATATATATTATGCTTATTCATTCCGGATATCATATTATTCACTTGATATAGTTGATGAGATCCTGGTGTACAATAACAGTATATTTTCATGTAGATTTTATATAATTTAATAGTTAATATGTATATGTTATTTATTAACGGGCTTGTGGTGTAAAAGTAGCACTGAGCGCTCATAACGCTTCTGAATCGGGGCAGTACCGGTCAGGCCTACCATTTCTCCCATAAAGGTTTATAATGATTCTCATCGATATGTCTCATCTAGCTATATCTAATATCCTTAGCGATTATAAAAGCTTCAAAGGTGAGATTGATCCTAATCTATTCAAACACATGATCTTAACATCTCTTTCTAATTACAAACAAAAATTTGAAGGTGAGTTTGGAGAACTTGTTATTTGCTGTGATTCTAAGACTCCTAGTTGGAGGAAGCAAAAGTTTCAACACTACAAAGCTAACCGTAAAAAGGATGATTCATTCATCGACTGGGCAGCTCTCTATAAAATTTTAGATAGTATGATTGAGGATCTTAAAACATACTTTCCTTACAAAGTAATCCATGTCAACGGAGCTGAGGGAGATGATTGTATAGCAGTACTAGCCCAAACGTGTTCCCGACTACAGAAAGACTGTGTGGTAGTATCTAACGATAAGGATTTCAACCAGCTTCTCAAGTATCCTAGAGTTAAAGTTTACTCTACTAAGAATAAAGCTTTTGTAACCAAGGCAGATCCTCAAGCAGAACTTCTTGAACATGTTATTGGAGGAGATTCTGGAGACGGTATTCCTAATATCCTATCTATAGAAGAATCTTTCGTTGCGGGGAGACGACAATCTCCAGTCAAAAAAGCTAAGATGAGAGAAGAGTGGATTCCGTCGATATTAGGACAATTGCAGACAGGATTTGTAGGAACTTGGCCTGCTGAATGGGACGATGATGCTCAAAAGAGATTCAAGCAGAATTTAGAACTTATCGATTTTGACTATATACCTAAAGAAATTAGTTCAGTGATTTTAGATCAATATCAAAATAATCCTATTATAGGATCTAAGCAAATGATCATGAGATATTTTATGGAAAACCGTATGAAAAATCTCTTGAGAGATATTGGAAAGTTTTAATGTTTATAGAAGTAACAGACTCAGAATATAATAAAAAACATTTTATCAACATATCGTCTATTGTTGATATTGTAGATAACAATAAAGAAGGATTCTATCCTCACACATTGATTGTATATAGTGAAGGGTCAATGGCTGTAAAAGAATCATATAAACATATCAAAGAATCTATAGAAAATATAGTAAATTTATTATCAAAAGGAAATAAAAAATAATGACAACTAAAATTAGAATGTTAAAACTAGTTAACCAAGATATCTTGATGACTACTATTGTCGGAGAAGATGATAAGTTTGTGTATCTCGATAATCCTTCTCTTGTATATGCAGAGAACGATCCTCAGACTAAAACTACGAAAATCTCATACATTCCTTGGATGCCGTTCTATAGTTCTCAAGAAGGAATTGCTATTCGCAAAGAGCATATTATTGTTGGATTGTTTGAAGAAGTTAATAAGGAACTCCAAGATCGTTATAATAAGATGATCAACCCAAGTAAATTAATTACTCCAAACTCTCCTAAACTAATCGTATAACGTATACGATATTTTAAAAGATACAAGAAGGGATTTTTATTAGATCCCTTCTCTTTTTACTCGATCAAAAGAATTTGTAAGATTCAAGAGTTTTGATGCTGACAGATCTATAACGATAGCCTGTGCTGTATCGTTTTTGTCTACAAGATACTTAGCAACGAATCTATGCGTGCCATCAATTACAAATCCATCACTAGAAACTATTAGAGGATAGTAATCTCTAGATCCTTTAGATATAATGCTAAGGACTTTAGATAGATCAATTTCCCCTTGAACGATTCTATAATCTTTAACGGTTATATCTTTATGCTGATACTTAACGTTGTTGTCTTCTAAATATTTTAAGAAAGCTTCCCTATTATCGTTCTTAATTTGAGGCATATCTTTTCTAGGAATATGCATTCCGTGATTGATTAAAAATTTAATTTCGTCTTTGTATTCGCTAAACTGTTGAAATCCGAGCATAATTTTGTTATTGACTTTCGTTTTGATGTGATATATACTTCAATTTAATATTTATAATCAGAGGATATAAAAATGATAGGATTCTTAATCGGGTATTTGGTATACGCAGTAGTTGCAGTGTTTATTATGTATAGATTTCAAGTAGCTTGGAGATACCTGATGCACAAGACGTATTATATTAAAGGTCGTTATAATCAAACGGTTAAACCTCTTGGGGTTGGAGATCTCATGATTATAGCTTTTTCCGTTATCCCTCCTGTGTTTTTAGGATTTTTGGTATCTGCTCTAGTCACTCCTGCCTGCTTTGGTTTAGATGGTAAAGATTATTTCTGGGGATTTCATCATGCTAAAATTGGCCAAAACTATCATGGAGATTCTGTTTAAAATGGAAGATTTAATTAAAGCACTTCAAATATTTTTAAAGTATGGAAATCCTGATTATCCAACGCATTGTGAGCACGAATGTATGTGGATCTGTGGTTTATCTCCAGCAGATACATCTGCTGGAGATAAATTCACGCTAGATGAGCTAGGATTCTTCGTGTGTGAAAACGATGACCGTTTTAAATCATCTCGATATGGGAGCGCTTAGTGAGCATCAAATACATAGCCAAATTTAATAACAATTCAAAAATATCTGAATCTTTCAGAAATATAGAGAAATCGCTTGAAGAAAATAAGCCAGTTGCGGCTTATACTCAATTAAAATTATTAAAAGATTATTTGTACACTGAATATGGAGAAACTATCAATGACCGAACGTAAACTTGTAACTCTAAGAATTGTAGACGATCTGAAACCTATCGAGGGAGCTGATTTAATTGAATTGGCTATCATAGACGGGTGGCAAGTGGTTGTCAAGAAGGGATCTTTCAAGGTAGGAGATATTGCGGTTTACCATGAGATTGATTCCTTTTGTCCTATTCATCCTCGATACGAATTCTTGAGGAAAAATTGCTACAGGAACGTTAATGGTCTTGGAGAAGGTTTCCGAATCAAGCCTATTAAGTTGAAAGGTGAAAGATCTCAAGGGCTTCTGCTGCCTCTATCAGATTTTGATATCTACAAGGAATCTGAATCTGTATGGAAATATACAGATTCAACAGGAAATCATTATTATATTGATCCTAATGCCGATCAAGATTTGTCTGAAATCTTTGGAGTTATTAAATACGATCTCCCGCTTGCGGCAAATCTTCAAGGTAAAGCTAAAGGCAATTTTCCTTCAGATATTCGCAAAACTGACCAGGAAAGGGTACAAAACTTAAAGAAATACTTCAACAAAGACATTCTTGGTCACGTATTCGAGGTTTCTCTTAAGTTAGACGGAACTTCTATGACCGTCTACAAAAGATCTGAAGATGATTTTGGAGTATGTTCTCGTAATCTCAACTTAAAACTTGACGATAATGAAGGAAACAAATACGTATCCTTCTGTTTAACAAATAATCTATTCCGATATATTCCTTCGGGATATGCCTTGCAGTTTGAATTGATGGGACCAGGCATTCAAGGAAATAGAGAGAATCTAAAAGAAGATTGTGCCTACTTATTCGATATTCAAGATATCAACGAGCAGCGATACCTAACTCCAGCAGAACGGGTAGAGTTTTACAACAAACATTTAACACTTGCTCCTAATATTAAACATATCCCTATCTTAAGAGAAGGATTGATGGAGATTCCTCCCGACTTTACTGTTGATAAATTTTTAGAAATATCCAACAATCAAAAGTCGTTGAATCATCCTATAGCTGAAGGTATAGTATATAAGAGAATCGATGGTATATTCAGCTTTAAGGTAGTATCAGATCGCTTTTTGTTTGAATCTGAAGCCTAGATCTCTTTTAGTAAGACCTCTAAGCGTGTCGTAAGCTAATCCTAGTTTAATACACGCTTTTTTTGTAATTTTAGAATCTAGATCGAGTATAAATTCGCGGTTTATATTATACTTCTTTAAAAAGTCTGAGTGAACTTCATAGGAACATCCTAAATGATCTACTAGTATATCTTTATTATATTGTCTTTTGAGTGCTAGGTTTTTAATATGAGATACACTCTTAGACTTCCCTTTCATAGCAGCAGACACTTTTGCTCCATGTCCTTCTACTTTAGGTTTTCTCAGTTTAAGTTTAGTTTCTTCCGATAATTTTCTTCCAGTCATATGAAGGGAGTGTTCAGGTCTAGGCACTCCCTTCAGTCTGTTGCTCTGTTTGATTCTTAATTCTGGATTATTTAACCATCGACGTTTATGGGTGGCTGATAACTTATCCCTATATTGAGAGTCTCTCCATCTCTCTTTGGAAATTTGAGAGAGTTTCTTAATTTCGTCATCAGTAAAAACATGACCTTCATGTCCAACAGGAGCTCCATCTAACCCATTCTCAACAATTAAATTTGCCCATTGGCTAGAATTTACTATATCATTATCTGTAGAGAATTTAATAGCAGCTTCAGTGCATGCATCTACACAGCTAAAGATTCCTATTATTTCCGTGGATATATCATCACCATGAACCTTTAGATGACGTTTCCAATATTTACCCGAGCCATTATATTTGTATGGGTCTCTGGTAGTCTTTCCAAAATACTTGAGACCTGTTTTGTTATGAGTTTTAATGTATAGATATGTGGGTTGCATTTATAATCTTTCTTCTGTATAATAGTATTTATATCAAACTATTTTTTACTAACAGAGAAAATAAATGACTACATTTAACAATCAACCTTCTAAAGTATTAAACGAAATCTCAGACGCTCATCGTTTAATTATGGAAATTGCTTGTGAACACCTAGAAGGTTTAGAAGGAGGCCCTCTAAACAAATCTAAATTGTTTGAAGCTTCTATGATTATATCTCGTAATATGAGCGACTTCTATAAAATCTCTGAAGATTATGTTAGAAATAAAGAATCGTTCTCTGACGATCTAAAAGAAAATTCTGTTATTAGTGGTATAGTTCTAAAAGGATTACTGGACAATTTAGAAACTTTAGATGATACTCTTTTAGAAATAGATTCTACACAATCTAAAGAACTATCTATTAGAGCTCAGAGGAATGTTATTAAGACTGCTCTATTCTGGATGGAAAAATATAAAGGAACACTAAAAGATGACTAGTATATCTACAAATCTTCTTATTAAATTCAAGAAGAAGGCTTTAGAAGTTACCAATAAGAATATTAAAGCAGAGCTTGCTGATCCAATGTCTTTAGACTATTATAAAGGGTACAGACACGGTTTGTCTGATTCTCCTGTATTTGTATGTCAAGAGGCTATAGAACTACTCTACGAAGCTCTAAACCACATAGACAATCATAATATACAAGATAAAGTAGCAAAGTTCTTGAGAGGAGAATAGGTATGAGATTTAATTGCGATGCCCTAAAAGAATGGGTAGAATCCAAGGATATTAGAAGATACGAAAAGCTTACAAAATGGCGTAAGAAGTTTGCATGGATTCCTGTTAAAATTTGCAAGGGGTGCTGTGTGTGGTTAGAATTTTATGAAGTGAAATTCAATGGATCATACGAATATTATAGACATTTCAGAGCAGAGCGTTCGCTATACGAATATAGGACAATAGACAAACATGACTAGCTTTGATCAAATCAATAAAGTTCTAGATGCTATATCTAAAGCTGATAACGTAGAGATCTTATTAGCAGCTGAATGCTCGTCCAGATCTTGGGGATATGCTTCGAAGACTAGTGATCACGATATTATGTTCATATATAAACCGTCTCTAGAATCTTATTTGAATATTTTTGAAGACGATGAGACTATACACGAACAGTTTCAATTAGAAGACGGAACGGAAGTTACGATGACTGGATGGTCATTGCATAAAGCTCTGAAACTAGCTTCAAAATCAAATCCACAACTGATGGAACTTGTTGCTGTTGCTAATACACAGACTAAACACACTTACGCGAACGATAAGGTTCTAGCTGCTTTCCTGGAAAACTATATAGAGCAGTATTACAATCCTTACACTTTGGTTAAAAGTTATTTGGCTACATCTAAACATCATTTATACCACGACTACTCTAGATTTCCTGATAATATTAGGAAAAGAGCTAAGCATGCTATAGCTGGATTTAGGTCTCTGTTGCTTGCAGAACATTTTATGTCTCCTCATAATCCATTGACTGGGATTAATAGTGTAG